TAGATACAATTAACTCACCCTATCAAGCACACGAATTTGGAAAAATTGTTCTTCAAAGAAGTAGAAACAATTTAAAACTAGGACTAAATGTTAATTATGAAGCATTAGATTTAGCAATAGGTGATATTGTTAATGTTAGTTCAACAATATTGGGAATGGTTAATAAGCCATTTAGAGTAAGTGGTATGACGCTAAATGCAAATTTTACTGCTAGTCTATCTTTGCAAGAACACCAAGACAGTTGGTACACATTTAGCACCATTAACGAAGTAGCTACTATTGGTGATACAAACCTACCAGACCCCTTTACAGTACAACCCCCTTCGTCATTAACCTTATCTGATGATTTACAAGAATTGAATGATGGAACAGTCATCACTAGATTATTAATAACTGTGGGTGCTTCTACTGACAGATTTGTTGATGATTATGAAATTGAAGTAAAACAAACTTTAGATAGGAATGGTGATGCGGTAGTTGATGATTTTAGAATAGTATCTCAAGGTAAGTCTTTAGAGTATCAATTATTAAATGCAGTAGATGGTGGAACTTATGAAGTAAGAGCAAGAGGTATTAATAGTTTAGGTGTTAAATCAGCTTATATCACAGGTACAAGGAAGGTAATTGGTGCTACCGAGCCACCTGCCAATGTAGAAGAATTTTCAATATCATTAATAGGTAGTGACCAAATGCAGTTATCTTGGTTGCCTGTTGCCGACCTTGATGTTGAATCCTATGAAATACGCTATCAAAAAGTATCTAGTGGTTATCAATGGTTTAATTCTACTGATTTAGTTCGTGTGCCTAGAAGAAGTGCGAACAGTATTATCTTAAATAAAATTGATGCACCTTTTACATTAGGTATTAAAGCTATTGATAAACTAGGTAATGAAAGTTTAGAGCCTTCATTAATAGTATCTTCAAATGTCACCACTCAAGGATATAAGTTAATTAACTCTATATCAGAACACCCTAATTTTGCAGGTAGTTTTACCAACACATTTAAAAGAACAGACACAGGAACTATTACAGGTGATAATGTGATAACCCTAGATACAATTAGTAAGTTTGATGAAGGTGTGGGTAATTTTGGTGATGTAGACGCTAATTATGTATTTGAAACAGGTGGCATTAATAAGAATATTATAGGAAGTGGTTTTTATGATTTTAGTTCAACTTTTACTTTGCCATTTATTTATGACGCTACATTTAAAATTCAATTAGATATGATTTCTGATGACCCATACGATTTATTTGATTTTGGTCGTAATGAGGATTTATTTGAAAATGCCAAAGCACCATTTGACGGAAATCTACCTACAAATGCAGGAACTAATATTCAGATAGGAGCAAGTGAAACTAGCCTTGATGACATATCTGCATTCACAAGTGTTGCCCAACAGGGAACATTTAAAGGTAAATATTTTAAATTTAGAGCCAGACTAATCAGCTTAAACAACCAATCTAGAGCCTTAGTGAAAGGATTAACTGTATCTTTAAACTTACAGAATAGACAAGAAACAGGTGATGATATAGCTAGTGGAACAGGAACATATAATGTCACCTTCACAAATCCATTCTATGCTAATCCTAATGTCAATATTACAGGTCAAGATATGGCTAGTGGAGATTACTTTGTAGTAGCTAATAAATCTACATCTGGCTTTGATGTGACTTTCTATAATTCTAGTAATTCTGCTATCTCAAGAACTTTTGACTATCAAGCTAATGGTTATGGGTTGAAATCATAATGAATATAAGGTATTAAAAAGTAATGTCGCAAGTTTCTCAAATTACAATAGATAACGTAGCGTTTGGAACTTTTAGAAGTAATCTAAATGATACATTAAACGCAATTAATTCTCAGCATATTGGTAATACCGCACCTACAACAGCAGTAGCAGGTACAATTTGGATTGACAACAGTGCTACTAATACTTTATCTGTAAAGATATATGATGGTGCTGATAGCTTAGAATTATTTTCTATCAACACATCAACAAACGCAATAACCCTGCCAAGTGGTATCAGCGTCACCGAAAGTGACCCAAACAGTATTCCATTTGCAGTAGCTTTAGGGAGTTAAATATGGCTAATAATTTTAATGACGCACAAGTAAGTTTAACAGATGCCACACTTACTGATGTTTATACTGCAACTAATAAATCACTTGTTATTGCAGGAACAGTAGCAAACACAACCACAACTGCTATGAATGTATCAATAAAAAAATATGATAATTCAGCAACCGCAGGAAAATTTATATTTGAAAATGTACCACTACCAAGTGGCTCATCTTTAGAATTACCAAAAGTTGTATTACAGACATCTGATAAAATTCAAGCACAAACAGATGATAGTTCTGGCAACTGTGATATTCATCTACAACTACTAACAGATGTGAGTTAAGCATGGCAGGTTATATCGGAAATTTCCCAACTGCCTTACCAATCACTACAAGTGATTTAGCTGATAATATAGTCACTGCTGATAAATTAGCATCTAATTCTGTCACATCAGCAAAAATATCTGACGGAACAATCACTGCAACCGATACAGACGGAAGTATTGGTAAACCTGCATTTAAAAATTTAATCATCAATGGTGATATGTCTATTGCACAGAGGGGTACTTCTTTTACAGGACAGACAAGCGGTGCTTATTATTTAGACAGATTTAAAACAGATATGAGCAGTTTAGGTACTTGGGCTATTACACAGTCTACTGATGTTCCAAGTGGTCAAGGTTTTAAAAATTCTATGAAATTTGATTGTACTACTGCTGATGCTTCGCCTAGTGCTAATGATTTTTTATTTCTTAATCAACCTATTGAAGGTTTTAATACAGCAAGTTTTAAGTTTGGTTCGTCTAATGCAGAAAGTTTAACATTATCTTTTTGGGTTAAATCCAATAAAACAGGAACTTATGTTGTAAGATTTTATGACATAGATAATCAAAGAAGTATAAGTCAATCTTATACTATTTCTTCTGCTTCTACTTGGGAAAAGAAAACTATTACTATTAGTGGTGATACTGTTAGTAGTCCTAACTATGACAATGGTTATGCTTTTGCAATAAATTGGGGTTTAGGTGCAGGAAGTAGTTATACTTCTGGTACACTTAATACATCTTGGAATAGTAATAACAATGCAAATGCTTTTGTTGGTCAAGTAAACCTAGCCGACAGCACATCTAACGAATGGTACATCACAGGAGTACAACTAGAAGTCGGTACATCTGCTAGTGACTTTGAGTTCTTACCACATGATGTAAATAAAAATAGATGTAATAGATATTACAAAGATATTAGTTCAAATGATTTTAGATTGTACACAACAGCTCTTGACGGAAATACATCTGATAGATTAGGTGGTACTCTTGGATTTACTACAGAAATGAGAACAAGTCCAAGTGTGACAAAAACAGTTGCTAATAGTCAAAGTGTTGAAAGTGAACAGTTATCGCCTAATGGATATTCAATATTTACCTCTGTTAGTAACAGAGGAGGAACAACTCATATTGACCAAATGAAATTTGATGCGGAGTTATAATGATTAGTACAGTAGAAAAAAAATATAATGAAGATAGTACCTTTAATTATGAAATTAATTATCAAGATGGAACTGTATGGACTGTTCCTCACAATGAAGAAAACAGACACTACCAAGAAATACTAGAATGGGTAGCTGAAGGAAACACAATTACAGATAATGGGGGTGGTGAGTAGATGAGTTATATAGGACGTACCCCCCAAATCGGAGCATATCACAAGCTAGATAGTATTACTTGTGACGGAAGCACTGCTTACACAATGCAATTAGATAGTGCTAATTTTGTTCCAGAAAGTGTTAATCATTTAATCGTATCTGTGAATGGGGTAATCCAAGCACCGACTGATTCTTTTACAGTGAGCAGTTCAACAATTACATTTGCTTCAGCATTAAGTTCATCTGACACTATTGATTTTATTATGGCATTAGGAAATGTTTTAGATATTGGAACACCGAGTGATGCAACAGTTTCATTATCTAAATTAACTGCAACAGGAACTAAAGATGCTACAACTTTTTTAAGAGGTGATAATACTTTTGCCGTTCCTGCAGGTGGCGAAAATACTCCTGCTTTTTTTGCACATTTAAGTTCTTCACAATCAGTAGGTGATGCAACTACTACAAAAGTGCAAATTAATACCGAAGTATTAGATACAGATAATTGTTATGATAATTCTACAAATTACAGATTTACTCCAACTACCGCAGGAAAATATTTTGTTTTTGGTTGTTTAAATCATCATGGAACTAGTGCGAATAATCTTACTTATGGCGGAACTTATATTTATAAAAATGGAGGTAATTATGTAGGGGTAAGGCATAATGCTGATACTGTAGATGCTGCAGAGGCTTTTAATGTTTATGTTTCTGCTATTGTTGATATGAACGGAAGTTCTGATTATTTAGAACTATACGCACAAACCAATACCAACGGAGGTAATGGTCAACTGTTGTATGACAATGTAGCTAAATCTTGTTATTTCGGAGCATATAGGATTATAGGAGCATAACATGGCAACACTAACTAATAAAATTAGACAATATGTAGGTAGCGAAGTAGATTTTACTTTAGATGTAAAATTACAAAATGACGGACAAGGTGATTATATTAAAGAATGGAATTTAGATACTGCTCAACCTACACAAGCACAACTAGACGCATTAGAAACACAAGCAGATGATTATGAATTTAATCTAGGTCAAATTGCAAAACGCAAAGCAGAATACGGAAATGCTGAAAGCCAAATGGAAAATATTATAGAAAATGGTTTAGAAGCAGAACAGACTAGAATACAATCAATCAAGGATAAATATCCTAAGAGGTAAATATGGCATTAATTAAAATAAAATCAGAATCTATGAATTTAGCTGATGACTATACCTTTACAGGTACAGTAAGTGGTGCAGGTGGAGGTGCTTTAATTAAAACAGGCTCTTTGACAAGCACTACAGATGCAGGAAGTTATAGTTTAGATAGTTGCTTTAGTGCTACATATTTAAATTATTTTGTGACTTTTAAATTTGCAATAGCGACTGATGGTAATCATTGTTATTTAAAATTTAGAACTGGAGGCTCAACAAACTCAGTATCTAAGTATCAAAATTATACTCTCTTTGGTGATAATGGCAGTAATACTGGAGCAAACGTTAATAGTTATAGTGACCATGCTCAAATAGGTTATGACTTAGAAGCTACAGATACAAAAGCTATTCAAGGATTTATGTATGTTTTTTCACCTTTTAGTACAACTTACTTAACAAATGCTACACTTCACTATAATGCTATTACACAAGCAGGAAATAGAAGAATGTATTTCGGAGGAGTGCAATTTGATGACACAACTTCTTTTGATGGATTTCAACTTACTCAAAATACAGGTAATGGTAGTCTTGTTGATTTACAATGTTGGGGGATAAAAGAATAATGAAAAAAGTTACAGCCATTGGATTAGGTACACCAGTTATAGAAGATATGACTTCTGAAGAATTAGCATCTAAACAAGCAGAAGAAAAAGCATGGAATGATAGTGCATTAGATAGAGCATTAGATAATTTAAGACAAAAAAGAAATACATTATTGTCTGAAACTGATTACATAGTTATTAAAGCAAAAGAAACAGGTGCAACAATCTCAACTGCTTGGAAAACATATAGACAAGAACTTAGAGATATAACAGAAAATCTTACTACTGTTGAAGAAGTAAAAGCAGTAGTCTTTCCAACAAAGCCATAAGGCTATGAAACTATTAGTTTCAATTTTATTTCTATTTACTCTTGTAGCAACATTCACAGATATTAAAGCTGAAACGAATACAGTTAGTTCTACTGTCGTTAATAACACACCCCCCACTGCTAATTCACCTGCTATCAATATAGTCAATAGTGATGTATGCAAGACTTCAAGTGTTGGTGCAATTCAACTACCTTATATTGGTGCATCAGGTGGCACTACAATAACAGACCTTAATTGTGAAAGAATTAAACTAGCACGAAGTCTTTACTCAATGGGAATGAAAGTTGCAGGTGTTTCTATTCTATGCCAAGACGCAAGAGTTTTTGATGCTATGCATTTTTCTGGCACAAGTTGTCCTTACATAGGTGGTTTGATTGGACAAGACGCAGTTGATGGTTGGATGACTGAAGAAGGACAAAAATTAATTCCAGAAGGTAGTGTTGTAAAAGCACAATTCCAAAAAACCCAAACAGTTCAAGAAACAAAAGAGGTAGATAATGATGGTCTTAAAAATTTTGCTCTTATGGCTCTTAGTTTGCTTCTCATATTCTAAAGCTGAAGATTGCTCTACTGACACTATAGGTTTATGTACTCCCTTAGTGACAGATATAATTACTGAAGAAAAAGTCATTGAAGAAGAAACTGATAGCACAGGTATCTATATAACCGAAACTACCACAACCACTACAACAACAACTACAGTCACAAATGAAGATAGTGGGGATATATTAGATGGCAGTAATGGATTTGTTTCTACATCAAAAGAGGGTGATATGGATATTGATTGGGGTGGGCAGGGTAGTGCCTCAATGCCTTCTGGTAGTTATTGTAATGAATTAGGAACAGATAAATGTGCTGAGATTACAGACAGTAATTTAACCACCTTTTATCAGCAAGTAGATATTTCAGAACTAGATATTAATTATGGTGGTACTACTGAATATACAATCAAAGTAGATAAACAAGATGAACAAGATAGTGTTTATATGAAAGTCATTGGTAGAAATGGAAATACGGAAGTCTTTAATGGTACTGATGTTTTATCAGCTTCAGGTTTTAATAGTGGATATCAACAATATCAAGGTAATTTTGATTTCTCAGGAAAGATAACTAATCTCATTATTGAAGTAGGGGGTAGAGATATTAATCTAGCGGTGGGAGTTCTATTTGATGATGTGAGTATTAATGTTTTATATAATGTTATTGAAACAATCATTACTCAAGAAATTACAAAGATAGAAACTTTTATTGCTTTAAACCTAGACCAACCAGAATTAATTGATGTCGCTGAAGATGTATTTAAATTCAATGATGTATCTAAACAAGATGATTTTATTATGTTTGAGCCTATAGAAGCTGAGCCAATGGAAATATCTTATGAAACTATTGAAGCAGAAATAGAAGCACCTGTTATTGAAGAAATAAAAATAGAAGAAGCACCTATGGAAGAAATCATAGAAGTTGAAATGGAAGAAGTCGTAGAAGAAATTGTAGAAGAAACTGTAGAAGAAGTTGAAGTTGTAAAGGTTGACGAGCCTGTAGATGAGCCTGTTGAAGAAACAAAAGAAGAACCCAAAGAAGAAGTAAAAGAAACCAAACAAGAAAAAGCCAACAAGATAGTCAAGAAAATGGGTGATAAGGGTAAATATGATGCCAACAATCAAACAAAGACTTTAATCGTCATGCAGGTATTAGCTGATAGTAAAAGTTTCTTTGACCAACCTCAGCTACCACAGATACAAGGATTTTTTGACAATAGAACTTTGCCAGATGGTGAAATAATTGATAATAATATTTTGATGTATAATTTGTTTATGAATAATGATTTAGGACACAATGAATTGGTAGATTTACAATGGAAGTAGAATATCAAGGAATGAAGTTTAAAGGTGGTAAGTTCTTTATTATCTTATCTTTAATGGGTGCAATTATTGGCGGTGGTTGGACAGGATACAAATTCTATGATGACTACCTTGATATGAAAGCCAAGATAGAAGGATATACTGCACCAGATTTAAGCCATATTGATGAACAGATTGCAGTTCTTAAATCAGAAGTTTCAATGGTATTAGAAGAAGTTAGTTTGGTTAATGATGTAGCCACTTCATTAAAGAATGACTTACGAGATGATATTAAGACTATGAAAACCGATATAAGAGCCATAGATAAAGTAGTTAATGATATTGAAGATAGAGTAAAAGCGAATGAAAGAGAAATATCTACTGATTTTAAGATTTTAGAAAAAGAAATAGATGATAAGATAAGAAAAGCATTAAACAACCCATTATCAGGAGTAAAATAAATGGCAACACAAGAAGAACTACAAGAACAACTAAAGAAAGCAAAAAAAGAATTAAGAGAAGCAAGGGAAGAAGTCAAAGAAGCTAAGATTAGGGAACAACTCTACCTTGAACGATTAGATAATTGGGCAGAAAAAAATCAAGCTTTACACAGAGAAATATCTGGAATGACTATGGATGATGTTGCTAGAAAACAAAGAGCAAAAGCTGAATATAAAGAAAAATATGCTAAAGATATTGAGATAGCAGAAACATTTGACAAACAGGCTCAGGTAAAGTTAAACAGTAATTTAAATGGCATCACAAACGGATAAAATAAATAAACTTGATAAAGAGATAGCCTTAATACAAAAGGATATCCAAGTTATCAAAACAAACCACCTCAAGCATATTGAAGCTGATATCCGTAATATAAAAATTGTTGGTTATACTGTTGCTGTAGGTGTTTTTAGTCAATTATTTATGCTTGTTAAAGACTTACTTCTTTAATGTCTAAAATTATATTCCTATTAGGGTGGTTTTGTCTTAATGGTGAATGTGTCAGTGTAAACGAACAACACCAATCTGTAGAGGATTGCAAAAATCAAGGAATACAACTAAAGTCTATGTTAGATGAACAAAATATTCGTAAATATTTTTTATCCTGTATTGATATTACTCCAACTACTTATTAGAAAATTTTAAATGGATGAGAAACAGCAAAAAGGTGTAGCATCCGAACTTATTGCTGAATATTATTTAACCAAAGCAGGATATTTTGTTTATACCAAAAAATCAGTTCAATCCGCAGTAGACTTAGTAGCCATCAAACCAGATACAGGGGAAATTCTTTTAGTAGATGTGAAAACCGCTAGTATAAGAATGAGCGGTGCTAGGATGGGTTCTACTATTCGCAGAGTATTATCAGACGAACAAAAACGCCTTAATGTCAATTTGTTATATGTTTATGAAAATAAGATGTGTGAATTGATTAGTTATGAAGGTGATAATATAATAACCAAAATTCTCAATGAAGTATTAGATTAAGGAGGCAGAATGAGAATAATTAAAGTAGGAAAAGAAATACGACTAACAATGACGAATGAAGAAAAAGACGAAATAACAGAAAGAAATAGCATAGATATGCACATAGGTTATTTAAACGTCTTACAACAAGACATCAGTAAGATTTTGACAGAATTACTCCCAAAGGTTAAAAAGAAGAATGGATATTAATAGATTAAGAGAGAGCGTTATTGCTCATGAAGGCATCCGCTACAAAGCCTATGCCGACCCCATTTTAGGTGCTTCCGCCATGACCACTGCGGTAGGACATTTGATAAAACTACCTGAAGAAGAATATCTACTAGAAAAAGAACTTACTATGGATGAGGTTATGAAAATATTAGATAGTGACCTTGAAGTAGCTATTAAAGATGCAAAAAAATTTATTGATGAAGATAGTATTCCAGAAGAAGCATTTGAAATAGTCGTAGAACTTTCATTTCAATTAGGCTATCCAAGATTATCAGGTTTTAGAAAGTTCCAAGCCGCTTTAAAAAAAAATAATTTCTCATTAGCGAAATCTGAAATGCTTGATAGTAAGTGGGCAAGACAAGTTCCTGCAAGAGCAAAAAATTTATCAGATAAGATGGGTGAGATAAATGCTTAGTAAATTATTAGGTGGCGGTTTAGTAGATAGTGTTGGAAAGATAGTTGATGAACTTCACACTTCAGAAGAAGAAAAAGCACAAGCAAAAATAAAACTCAAAGAATTAGATAACGCATTAAACAAAGCACAGACAGATATAAACCTTGCTGATGCTAAATCAACTGCTACAGGTTTAGGTGGACTGCTACAAAGAATTTGGCGACCCCTGATTGGTTTCAGTTGTGCCTTAGCAATCTTTTGGGAATTTGTTTTAAAACAATTTATTATGTTTTTCCTTGCAGTATTTGAGGTTGAAACTTTACCATTGCCAACTTTAGATATGGGTGTTTTAATGCCATTGGTCATGAGCCTCTTAGGCATGGCTACACTCAGAACGTATGAGAAACAGAAAGGTATAAGCAAATGAAAAAACTTATTTGGAAACCTATAGAAGCATTCCTTGATTGGGCAGACCCTTATTGGACTTGGTCTAATCTATGGAAGTTAATTGTTGTGTTAGTAGTTGTCTATTGTGGACATAACTTAATGCACTAATGATTACCACCACCGCCACCCTATCAGTTTTAATCAAACCTAGAATAATCGGTAGTAAAGGTAGAACATTTAAAAAATTAACTTTCGGTAAAATACCCATTAAGAAACCCAAGTTGAGAATAGGTAAATTAAAAAAGGCAAGATGATTAAAACCTTGCCTTTAATTATATACACAAACTTTTCCTTTCGTTTGTTAGGATTATTATAGTGAAAAAAAAAAACTGAAACAATACTCTACCTAGAATTTTATGACCACTCATCCTCCACTAATGAATGGCAAACTTACAAAGACATCCTAGCTGATTTAAATCCTGAAAATAATATTATGAAAGTAGTTGGAAAACTATTGGAAGAAGATAGCACTTGCTACAAGGTCACAACCATGTGGGGGGAAGAATGTGCAGGTTCTGGACATTCTATCATTAAGTCCACTATTGAACGAGAACTAAGGTGGGAAGTACCCATAATTATACCCAAAAAACCCCTTTTAAGGCACTTACAGTAGGCTTTTAATCTTTTTGTGAGGTTATAGTGGGGTGACTGTTAAAATCACCCCACACAGGAGGAATAGTGTTAAAAGAAAATGTTTTAAACTAAAAACACTAGCTAAAATCTAACAATTTATAGAGATAATTCAATTCCCAAATAATTATAAAATATTTATAAAAAAACTATTGCATAAATTATAAATTAGTTTACGAATATTAATTATGAACAAACAGGAGGTTCAAATAGTGAATACTAAACAAAAATTATCTAACCAAGTTCAAGAACTTGCAGTGGAAGACATTGGTGGGGGCGTTGAGTTGTATGATATGACATCAGAAATGCAGGAAATTTATCTATGGGCATTAAGAAATGCACCTATCCGTCAATTAAGAAAATGGAAAAAAGAATTTAAACAAAGGCACAAAGAACAGGAGGTACAATAATGTTTAACTTAGTAATAACTACATTCGCACACATAGGAATGATTGCAGGGTTCTTATGGTTAATACACGAGTTTTATTTAATATGGGAAAGGAGGAAATAATGAATATAGATAAAAACATCCCTATTCCAAATTCTCACTGTAAAGGAAATGGTAATAGCATATATGCTGATACTTACGCAAAAATGGAATTTGGGGATAGTGTTTATTTTGATGACATTAAAGTAGCTTATAAATTTGCTAATTCTTTTAGGCAATGGATATTAAGAACCAAAAAATTTCCTTTTGCGGTTTATCCAAAAACAATGGAAGGGGAGGGAATTTTTATTAACTATGTAAAAGTTAGAAAATTAGAAAAAGGAGGCAGGGTATGGTTAGTAGATGTTATAATAGAAGATTATAGCAATGAAGAATTATACACCTTTGAAGAAGCTAGAGAACTCCAAAGACAAAAACTCGTAAAAAGAAGGGAGGAAAAAAATGCCAGATATTAAATCTAAAATCTTGCAGTTTGGTGGTAAACAAACAACTACAGAAATGTTTACGACCATTAAAGTAAGAAAAAAAGATGTTGTTAAGATTAGAGAAACTTTAAAACAAATGGGTTTGTCTATGACATTAACAGATGCTTTTACGTTTGCAGTAAACAATACATTTGGAGGTAAATAATGAAAGAAGATGTATGTAAAATATGTTTAGGAAATGATTATTACATTGACGAAGATAATCATGTTAATCAATGTCCTGAATGTGTAATTCAAGGATATGTAGACGAACAGGAGGATATACCCAATGAAACCAGAACTAAAACCCTTTATCCCATTAATAGCTAAGTTGTATATTAATTATGGATATAAGCATTATCCCTTATGCAGATTTAAACAGGAGGAAATAGATGTTAAAGTTATTAGTGAGTATGTTGCTAATAGTATCTTGCACTTACACTCCGATAAATGATAGCAGGGGTAATCAAGGTGAGAAAGTTGCTTATCGCTTTAATGATGATTTGCAAACTTGCCGAGCAATCGCTAAAGAAAATACATCAAATGTTATTGAGGCTAGTAAAGCTGTCTATAACTGGTATGTGCGACCCTCACTTCTTTGGTTTCCAGATAAGTGGGAATACGACTATAAACGAATGGTAAATAAATGCATGACTAATAGGGGTCATAGTATATTATCAGATGACTAAGACAGGAGGTCTAATATGTCAAAACTACTAGAGGCGTTAGAGAACGCCAAACAAAACTTCAATACTTTAGAAAAAAGTGGAAAGAATAATTTTTTTAAAACACAAAATGGTGTTCATACTTATTCTACACTAGAAGATATTTTTAAATCTTGTAAGGATGCACTTTACAAAAATAAATTATCTTTGCATTACACTCTAAACTTTGAAGATAACATTCAGTATTTAACAACAACAATAACTCATATTGATACTGATGAATCTATAAACTCTAAATCAGCTATAGGCACAATTCAAAGTACACCCCAACAGATTGGCTCTGGTATCACTTACTTTAGAAGATATCACATTCAATCAATGCTGAACTTAGAAGCAGATTTTGATGATGATGGGAACATAGCATCAAATGTTAAACAACAACCAACAACACAAACCAAAGGAGGTTTATAAATGGCAAACTGGTTAAATTTATTTAAGAACGATAGAAAGACAGAAGGTGATAATCAACCACTATATAAAAATGCAAAAGTTGTATTTGATAGTGATGTCACTTTAACAGCAGGTATTCCTTATGAAGTAGCTTTATGGAAGAAAGACCAAACTAATAATGGGAAGCCTACTGATATGGTTTCAATTAAAATTGAAGCTAATACATTCTTAATTAATGAAGGTGAAGTAAAGGTAGAAAAAACTGACAAACCGCCATTCTAAAATAATTAAGGATAAGAAATATATGCAGTGGGTGGTAGAAAATCACCCCTGCTATATTTGTAATTTAGAAGGAAGATTAAATTATTCTCAATTACAATTTCATCACTTGCAAGGTAAGTACCGAGTAGGTGCTATGATTAGAGATGACAGTGTAGGAATACCATTATGTTTTACTTGTCATTCTATCTTTCATAAAAGAGGTGAAAGAGTATATTGGGAAGAAATAAATATAGACCCAAAAGTCTATGCAGATGAACTCTGGGAGGAGTATAATGAAACTAGAAAACTTTAAAAAATGGGATTTGTTGCCAATGAGCCCCAGTAAGTTAAATGGCTACAGAAATTTCGTATGCCAATTTATTATAGAAAAAATCTATAAAAGATTAGGTACATCATCACCACCTGCTATGGCAGGTAATACTGTTGAGCCTATGCTAATGGATTATCTAAATGGTAAGGAAGTTAATCAAGATGAATACTTAACTAACTTTAAAAAAGAAACTTTAGATTATCCTAATAGAGATGATGTAGAAAAATATCTTGATTTAATACCTAAGATGTTTGAACAATCTAAAGCATTTAAAGAAATAGTTGCTGATAAAAAATTACATTCTTATCAAGAAGAATTGTTTACAGAGGTGCTATCAATTCCATTTAGGGGTTTCTCGGATTTTATATATTTGAAAAATAATAAATTATATATGTATGACCTAAAGACTAAAGGCAGAATGGCTATCAACCATTATGATAAATTACAACAATGGTTTTATCGTAAGGCTCTACAAGAAACCTATAACATGGAAGTTGAATGTTTTTTATTTATCGTCACTCCTGCTAAATCACATCTTGAACCTATAGAATTTACTGAGGAATATGAGATTGAGATTAACAATGGATTAAAAAGTATGAACAAAGTTCTAGAGTTATGTAATACACCGAAAGACTTTGCTTATATCTACCAACCTAAAATGGATGACTTTATTTGGCGTAGTAAGCATTTATATAAAGCTAGAAAAGAGATTTGGGGGATTTAATATGTACGAACAAAATAATACTTTCACACACGATTTAAAATTTGGTCAAATGAAAGAAGAAGAATTAGCTAACATTTTAGTTAATCAACCCATTGAAGTTAAAACTGACTGTAAATGGAAAAAAACAGGTAATTTAGCTATTGAATATAAATCAAGAGGTAAGCCATCAGGCATAGCCACAACTAAATCTGAATACTGGGCATTTATTTTAGATGCCAATGGATTGACAGAAGGAATATTAATAGTTCCTATCGCTAAATTAATAGTTGTTGCTAAATATCACTATCAACAAGGCAATATAGTCAATGGTGGTGAAAATTCTGATATGGTTTTAGTGCCTATCGCTGATTTAG